TACTGCCGATTCCAATTTGGACAACATCTCTCTTGAGAGTTCCTCATACATATCAAGTTTTGATTCCAATACAGCAACCTTTGAGTTGTTAGAAAGCATTAGATTTCTCCAACACTCCATCGTTTTCTTGCTCCAGGCATTTTACCTCTAGCTAAAATATGAGGTCTCTTTTTCCTTTTCAAATTGACAGGAGGATCATCACCTGCCTCAGCAGTACCAGCAATCTGTCCACCACCTACAGAATTAACAATTGCCTCTTCATTAAAAGCACGAATGATATTAATAATTTTATCGATATTCATTAAATTCCTTGAAGTAATTTTAAACAATCAATATCTTCTTTAATATGTTCCAAACCAGTTTTGGGATAATCTGGAACTCTATTCAAAAAAATCAAAAAACTTTTTAAAGTAGGCCAGTGCTCCGAATCAAGATTAAAAAATAATAATGGAACAGCAGCATCATTAAAAACATTAAATAAAATAGTTAAATGATTTACAATCAAATGAACTTTTAAATCTTCAGTTTGGTTAGAACTAGTGTATCGATTTAAAAGTCTTTTTATATATTTGATTCTTTTCAAATCATTATCAAAATCATCCTTAGTTACTGCCTGAGGATTATTATAAAATTTAATTGCAAATAATAAATAATTATCCTTATTTAACTCTTCAAATCTCATATATTATACAGTATATTTATTAACCAGGATATGTAGTATCCTCTCTATCAGTTGTAACAGTAGTATCTATACCACCAGCAACTAAAACTTCAGATTTGACTCTCAGAGTACCATCATGGTTAGTATATGTAGTAACACCAACCCAACCAGCATGAGGAGCCGCATATTTACGTGCATCTCCAGAAGCATTATTTGCTGCTGCTTGCTCACCGTTATCTACACCATAAATTACATCAGTCTTATTAGACTTTACTTCAGGTGCTGCTAATGCAGGATCTTCCATAGTATATACAGGCATCTGAGAGATATAGTACTCTGAACCTGCAGGAACTGCAGTTAAATATTGACTATTAGCAACAGATGCTACTGTATTACTAGTAACAGTATTAATTACTGCATACCCCATAGTGGCACCGGCACCAACTACAATAACATCACCAGCACTAACTTCATATCCACTAGTAGTAAAGGTAGTTGCAGTACCAGTAATTACACCAGTAGAAAGATTTATAGCAACTGACCCGCCGTTTCCGATTAATTCTTTATTGCCCCAAAGAGACATGTTTTATACCTATAATTATTTCCTACAGATATTTATAAAAAAAGGAGACCATAGGGTCTCCGAAACTCATTCACTATCTCTCGATTTTATTGCTTTAGTAACAACTTCTAGAAGTTGATCATCCATATCAGTCTTAGTTAACTTAACTGCTTTAGCAAGAATAACAAGACAGATCTCAACCATCTTCTCACCAAGTTCTTCATTTTCTGGGATTTTTGCAACAGCATCTGAAATAATCTTTGATGCAAGTGGTAGTAAAAATGCTAGCATGAGGGTTCAAATAAGGTATATCTTATATATGAAAAATTTTCTTAGTTAATAGTATTCTCACATGCCATTTTAGCCTTTGAAGAAGTCATAACCTTCATTACATCCTCACCCTCAGGAGGATTCATTATAATAGGATTCTTAACTCCCATTGCTCTTATCTTATTTTTAAGTAATCTCATTTCACTTTCTTTATCACGATTATCACACTCACAAGGCGACTTTCCACACTTTGGACATGTTCCAGAAAGTCTAATTCTTGCCATCTTCATAAACTTTTCCATAGAACTCTCAAAAACTGGCATTCCATGAGGATTCTTTTTATTAGAATCGGCAACTTTTATGCGGTTTCTACCCGACATAATATCAACTGGTGGTTTTGGTGCGGTTGGATCCTCTTGATCCGCAACCACTTCGCCAATAAATTCTTCATTCGCCATTGCTTTTTTAATAGCGTTATCTCTAGAACCTTCCCATTCTTGTTTAGAAGTTTCTAATTTACCATCTTTATCATAATCTTTCTTTGCTTTCTCCTTTGATTTACCATCATCCTCACCTTCATAAGGAGTTCCATAATCTGTCATTTCGACAGAAGTAATTTTAGGGTTTGCTCTTAACTGAGAAACTTTTTCGCGATTTGCCCATCTAACATAACTTACACCACTCTCATCAGTAACTTTAACTTTATATTTTTTTCCCTGACCTTCACCTTTAGTAAATGCTTCCTTAAGTTCCTCCTCATCAATTTCTTCCTGAACACCTTCAACAAAAACTTTAAACATTGCTTTTGACAATGTTGTAGTTGCTAAATCCATACCAAGTGAAGTATAAGATTCTTTTACTTCTTCATTCTCACTACCACCACCTTTTGGAAATAGTGATTCACGAATACGCATCTTTGCTTCTTGGGGAAGATTACTATTTTGAATATATTGACTATATGCTTGCTCTAAAGAAACTCCTTCTCTTCTAGCACGATAGCGAATATCATAGATTGCTTGTCTAACTTTTTTATCAACATCAGAATCAACTGTTCTTCCACTTTGATCTTCAGGTTTTGGTGCGCCAGATGATTTAGATTTTTCATCAACCCTGGGACTGGATTGGGATGCTTGGGGATTTTCTCTCGTGGGCAATTCTTCAGCAATATACTTTTTCATGAGAAAAACTTTTTTACCTTACTTCTTTATATCTTTATTTATTAAATGCAAGTTCCATGTCATTCCCGGAGTCAATCTCTCCACATATTTTCTAAGAGAATCAGTTCCTATCAATCTTTGATCTGCAGGAATACCAGAAACATTCGTCCATTCAAAAACATCTGTAATCCAAGACTTGAACATTTCATCATCTTTAGTAACACAAATTAAGTGATTAGCTCCTCTACGAATGATTTCACCAACCTTACCATTCTTAGTATTTTCTACAATATCACCAACTTTAAATATTTCTTCATTAATATACTTTTCTCTAACTTCTTCTGCAGAATAAGATCTTGTTGGAATTTGACTTTCTCTACCTCTTGAAGGTAAATCTTTTCCAGGTTTTTGTGTGTGATTCTTATTAAAAAATTTTAGACCTAATGGATATCTAGAATCAGTCTTTGCCTCAAACTCTCCAGTTCCTCTATGATACCATCCACCATGCCCATCACTTTTAAGAGCAAGCATTTTTGCTCTTTTAGATGGTGGAATTATAAACTTTGCTTCATCAATGAACTTTGAAAAAGTTTTCATACCTTATATTGCTATACTTGAGCGCCTAATATATTATATTTATTAAATTCCTTGAATAGGTTTCATTAAAAACAACTCTGGATGGATTTTTCCATAATCTCTTAAAACTATTCCAGCCTTAGCATTTGCTTCATTCTCATGACGACTTCCAGTATATCCTAGAATATTTTGCCCATCTAACATCTGCCTATAATGCACCATTTCATGTGCAAGAGATCTTAAAATATCAACTGGATGTCTATTAACTACACTTACATATATTTGCTTACTATCACTCATAATACATGCAAAAGATGAATACTTCATAGAAAATTGTAAATCATAAATTAATTCAACTGGAACATCAATTTTAATATTTAACTTTTGCTTTGCAAAAACTGTAAAATTTTTAACAATCAATTCAAATGATTTTTTGGTAGTAGGTCTACCTTTAGAAATTCCAAGAAACATTTTTTCAATTATTTATTTACAACTACACATCACCTTCCTTTCAGACTTCGGAATGTTTTACGGAAAATTCTCCATTGTGGTTTTCTAATTTATCGTAAATTCTTGAGATTTCAATCTCAAAAAATTCTCTATGTTTATTGTGGTTTTCTAATGTATCGTAAATTCTTGAGATTTCAATCTCAAAAAAATCTCTATGTTTATGAAGTATATCCTCAAATGTACTAACACGTTTTTCAAGATACCTAATTTTATTTTGTATGGAGTTATAAACATAGTAATAAAAAAAGTATACTATAATTCCAATTATAAAGGATACGAAGAATTCACTCCAATCCATCAGATATCACCTTCCTGTCGGACTTCGGAATGATGGACATCAAACTCTCCACCAGGATATCGTGACTTGAGTTTATCAACATTCATCTCAATAATATCATCAAGAGAAATATTGAGACCCATACATGCCTGTGCCACATACCACATAATATCACCAAGTTCACGCTTCATATGAAACATATTTTCTTCGGTGACTGGTTTACCCTGAAAAATAATCTTCTTTACAATCTCAGTAAACTCACCTGCTTCGGCACACATACCAACAGAGGCAGTGAGAAGTCGATGGGTTTCAAATCCTTCTCCACGAAGTTCTTGAATACGATACTCAAAGGCATCGGCATCTTGACTGGGTTGAGATGTGACGGCATTCACAAACTCAAGATATGCGTCAGTATTTACGGTCATGAAAATTTAAATCCCTCAAATGATTTCTTCGGTCTGTCCTCATTATTATACTCTTCTTCCCGTCCAGAGTCAAGTATATTATCTTGTGCTGACTGTTCGCAATCATAAAGACGCATCTTGGAACGATCAATTCCAATCACAAACCTCTTATTGACTACAGTATCATTATACCTATTCTTCAATTGCTTCACCATTATCTGTCCAATCTGTTCAAGTTCCTCAGTGCTAATAAGGGCAAACATAAGATCAGCAGTAGCAGGGAGACCAAAGGACTCAGAAGTGTCAGTAAACCCTCTAAGCTCCTCTGCAATAGATTTAATATATGAATATGAATTGACAGACATCCCTGACTTATAACGGGAGGAAGCACATATATTAAGGTAATCAATGAAAATAATATCAGGTCTAAATGACTTCTTAAGTGCAAGCTCACTAAGAAGTGCTTTAAAATGTCCACTATGTGCAGATGCTGTAGGGTATTCTTTAATTATAAGTGTGCCTTGAGTTTTTGCTGCTAACTTAGTTACTTTATTCTCAAACGTTGACTTAGGCAAATCTACAATGTTCTGAATAGCAACATCTAATAAGTTCGCATCAATTCGTTCAGCAATTTTCTCTTCTGCCATCTCCATTGTAATGTAGAGTACGTTTTTCCCTTGGAGCAACACGGAGCTAGCAACATGGCACATGAATAAAGACTTCCCGACACCAGTACCAGCAAGCGCGATAGTAAGAGTCTTATTAGATATACCCCCGCTCGTAATCTTATTAAGGTATTCGAGATCAAACGAAACCTTCTCCTCCTTCCTGTGATAGTACTCATATCTTTCTTGATAGTTTTCTAAGTAGTCGTGTCCAATGTTGTTGTCAAAAGAAACTGCCAGTGCATCAGAAAGAATAGAAGGAATCGCATCCCTACTCTTCTTCTCATCATTTCCGTCTGCAATGTGAATCGATTCCATCAGTGCAAGATAAATCGCACGGTCACGACACCACTTTTCGGTAGTGTCTAATAACCATTCATTATCTACTGGAAGATCCGTAAACGAATTGCAGATGTCTCTGGTTTCTTTAATCTCACTCTCGTTTAGATCTGTCCGATTCTCAACCTCAATATTTAGTGCTTCTGCTGTAATTGCAGAACCATACTTCACAATGAACTGAGTAATCTCCTCAAAGATTACTTT